CTCGACCTGAACAACATAGCGCCGAGCCATATGCGTTGCAACAGACAAAGGGGCACGGGGTCGCAAGACATGGCGATCGGTCAGCGGTCGCGGATCTGGTGACCAGAAGGGTAGGGCCTTCAAATCTTGGGAAACCTGCAGCGAACTCCCTCCGACCGCCTGCAGGCATTTCCCTCCCCGAGAAACTCAAATTATTTTTTTGGCTTGGATAGCCCGACGGGGCGAAAGCTGTGAGCCTTGCAGTTGCCAAGCCTTAAAAACAAGGCGGAACACACTAAGGCGGTGATGTTATGACAAAAGAGAAAACAACCAGGAAGCCGACAAAGGCGGCCAAGACAACAAAGACAACAACGAAGAAAGTGGCAAAGCCGAAAGCAAAGCCCAAGGCCAAGACAACGAAGCGATCGACTAAACCCAAAGCGGTGCAGCCGATACAGAAGTCAAAAGCCGAGGAACTCTGTGAGAGAGTCAGCCCGGAACTCCGGGCGCAGACGATCAGCCTGGCGAACGCGGTCCTGACAATGCAGGAAAAGATCGAGCAGCAGATCCCAATCTATAAAACCGAACCGCTCAGCCAGAAGGTAACACTGGGAACCGGTGAAGAAGTTCAGCGAGTTAACCCATTCGTTCAGGAATTCAGGGCGACAGTCCGCGACTATGCGAGCGCTTTGAATAACCTCAAGGAAATACTTGAAGAAAACAAGACCGAGGCAAGTATTTCACCTGTGGACTCGCTCCGCAACAAGTTCAAAGTTGGCTGAAATACTCGGCAAGACTGAGCCAAGACTCTGGACCAGACCGCTCAGAAGGTTAACGCCTAACACATCGCTCGGGTTCGCTGCCATCGAGTACGCGAAGACCATCCTCGGCATGGTTCTATACCCGTGGCAAGAGTGGGCACTGATCCACATGCTGGAGATCGTCGGCGATCTCCGAAAGACTTGGCGCTTCAGGTTCCGCACGATCCTCGTGCTGGTATCAAGACAAAACGGCAAGACGGAGCTGTCCAAAGTGATAGCTTCGTTTTTTCTTAATGTGCTACGAGTCAAAAACGTCTTCGGGACTTCGCTGTCTATGGAAAAGGCTGAAGAAGTCTGGGAGGCGGTCATTCTTGACCAGGAAACTCATGAAGCCCTGAATATTGACATCGAGAACGTGGCAAGAAGGAACGGCGGCAAGAAGCTCGTGCTTACTGATCGCCGTACCTATAAAGTCGGCGCACCTACCAGAAGGGCAGGACGTGGCGACTCTAATGATTTAGTTATGGTCGACGAGGTCCGTGAGCTTCGCGACTGGGAAACATGGAGCGCCGCCGGTGCTTCCATTAACGCAAAGCCGAATGGGATCATCATGGGCTTCACAAACGCAGGCGATCCCGACAGCATCGTGCTCCGTCAGTTGAGATCGCAGGCGATCGAGAAGATGACAGGCGCAGCTGCTCATGACTTCGGTGGAGATATCGACAGCGACACGCTCGGACTCTTCGAGTGGTCGGCAGAAGATAAGGCTAAGACAGACGACCTCAAAGCTCTGGCTCAGGCAAACCCTGCGCTCGGTTATGGCCGTCTGACATTGAGGGCACTGCTCGCAAACCGCGAGACGTTCCCAGAATCAAAGTTTAGGAGTGAGTGCATGTGTCAGCAAGTTGAGACTATACTCCCCGAACCGTTCCCAGAAGGTGCTTGGCTCGGAGGTGTAGACGAAACGAGCTACATCCGGGAAGACAGTGAACTCTTCTGGGGCATCGACATGTCACAAGATAGAAAGTGGACCGTCATAGCAGTCTGCGGACTGCGTGAAGATGGCAATTATCACGCCGAGATCGTTGAGAGACGGATCGGAACGGAGTGGGCTGTCGACTGGTTCAGGGCACGAGCTCCGAAATATAAAGAGATGAAACTCGTGTTTCAGGGCAGAGGCGCACCGGTCTCCGGACTGGCTGAACAGATCTGCACGATCCAGGGAGTCACAAGGCTCGCGCAAGAAGGTCCCGACCTGTCAGCAGGTTGGAACCGCTTTTTTGATGCGATCAGCGCATGCGCACCTGAAAACAGGGGCGGAGTTAAGTGCTTTCACTTACCTCAGCCCGTACTTGATACACCGGGCAGAACTTGCCAGCTCAGGAACCTGGGCGGCGGTGTGATGCTCCCGGATAGAACAAAGAGCCCGGACGATATCAGTCCATTGATGGCTGTGGCGATGGCTTTCGCTGGGGCGACGATGATAACGAAAAAAGAGCGGAAGATCTACGAATCAGTTTATGCTTCCGGAGCAACTTGCTTATTTGTTTAGCAATACTTAACTTTTAGGAGGTATCAAAAAGATGCCAAGTATTTTCGAAAGGTTTAGGATGGTAAGCCGCCCGGCTGTCTATAACATCACGTTGACAGGTGACGCAAACGCTCAAGTCCTTAACCTCACAGCTGTAGAACTATATCGTACACAGGGGAACCTTCGCGCAGTCGTTGACTTCTTGGCTGCGAGCATGTCACAGCTCCCGATCAAGGTCTACACTCGCAAAGGTGAAAATGAGAGAGTCCGCGATCGATCGGGGACAGCTGCCAAACTACTCTGGCGCCCTAATAACTACCAGACACAGCTCGAATTTATTCGCGGCTTGATGGCTGAATATTATGTTTTTGGTGCCGTTTATGTTTGGGTAGTTCCAAGCTCAGAGAGTCCAAGCAACTGGGACCTGCATCTCATTCCTACAAACTGGGTTATAGGCTCAAAAGAAAAAACACCCTACACACCCGGAACGATCAGAGTCTGCTCGAAAACAGGAACCGATGCGGTCGACATTCCTGATACTGAATTTTTGCAGTTTAAGACATACAGCCCGGGACACCCTGGCGACTATCTGAGTCCGATCAGCTCACTAAGGCAGACACTGCAGGAGCAGATCGAGGCCGGACGTTTCCGCCGACAGCTCTGGAAGTCATCCGGAAGACTGAACGCGCAGATCATCCGCCCGAAGGACGTCGAAAAGTGGGACGAGCCTACAAAAAAGAGGTGGGCGGAAGCCTTCCGTGAAGCGTGGAGCGGAGTCGGTTCGAAAGCCGGTTCGATCCCAATCATGGAGGACGGCATGGAGATCAAGCCGTTCAGCACTTCATTCAAAGAACAGGAATGGAGCCAGTCGGTTGTTTTCTCCCGTGAAGAAGTCGCAGCTGCATATCGAGTTAACCCCTCACTGATCTGGCACTCAAACACACAGACCTACGCATCGAGCAAAGACAACGCTCGCGCATTATATGCCGAGTGCTTGGGTCCTGATATACAGATGGTACAGCAGAGAATCAACGCGTTCCTGCTTCCTATGATCGGCGAGGACTACGAAAAGACATATGTCGAGTTTGACCTCACTGAAAAGCTCAAAGGATCGTTTGAAGAGCGCGCTGCAATCTATCAGAGCGCCGTCGGAGGTCCTTATCTTACACGCGACGAAGTTCGTGCAGAGCTTAATCTTCCGAAGCTTCCTGACGGACAGGGCGAGGATATCATCACACCGCTCAACGTGGTCACAGGAGGGCAGGCAAGCCCCCAGGACACGCAGGGCGATGCGTATAGCTATCCCGGTGTTGATAACAATGCCAAGAAGCTGCACCCGAAAACTTGCGGATGCAAAGAGTGTAAGGACACCGAAGAGCTGAGGATCAAGGGCAAGAGTGACGAGGAAGATGACGAGAAAGTCACTGATGTCCTCAAGTCCTTTTTTGCACGTCAGAGCCGTTCAGTCCTTCCGAAGATCAACGCAAACAGTGAAGACTTCTGGAACGCTGAACGCTGGGACAAAGAGCTGACGGATGACCTTCAGCCTGTTCTGGAATACATAGCCGACAAACACGGAAACGAGACAGCGAAGACACTCGGATCCGAGTACGGCACGGAAGTCACTCGCAACTACATCAAAAAGGCCGCCGAAGGCAGAGCCAAGAACATAAACCAGAAGACACTCGAGAAGATCCTGAAAGACCTCGAAGAAGATGAGCCTGACACGGCTCACGTTTTTGAAGTCAGAGCGAGCAATTCGGAGGCTATCGCAAGAAGCGCAGCCGGTGCCATGGCATCGTTTGCGATCGGCGAAGCAACGAGCCAGGCGATCAGTGACGGAGCTCCGAGAGTTGTCGGGCGGATCGTTGAAAAGGAATGGGTCACAGGACCGAACTCGAGACCATCGCACGCAGCTATGAACGGCGAGCGCGTTCCGATCGATGCAGACTTTTCAAACGGTCAGCACTGGCCCGGTGAAGACACTGGCGACCCAGATGAATCATGTGGATGCAACTGCACCACGGAGATAGTTATATCGAGGAGGTAAACATGGCACATCGTTATAAAACCATTGAAATGAAAGCGGACGAGAACGGCATCATCGAAGGCTACTTCTCGACCTACGACAAAGAGCCCGATAGTTATGGCGACATAATCGAGCCGGGAGCTTTTACAGAAACAATAAAGAAGAGAGAGGAAACGGGTCATCCGTTTCCTCTTTGCTTTAACCACGATTTTAGCGCTGTTATCGGCGCAGTCGACAGCGTAAAGGACACAGAAAAGGGTCCATACATCAAGGCGCATTTTTTAGACACGCAGCAGGCGCAGGACGTCAGGAAGATGCTCCTGTCCCGTGCGATCTATCAGTTTTCTTTTGCTTATGAGGTTCTTGAGAGTAGAAAACCCACAAAAGAAGAGGAAAAGGCAGGCATCTTCAACGTATTGCAGAAGCTCGAGGTCTTCGAGATCAGCGTTGTGACCGTTCCGGCTAACCAGAACGCAGTCGCTACTGAAGTCAAGAGCGCAGAGCCTGAGACAAAAGCAGGCAAGCGCAACAGCAAAGCAGACGAGGATGTCATTAGACAGATCCGAGACCTCGCTCAGTCATTACTGGACGAGGATGACGATACAAAACCCGAGGAGCCCGACAGGGATCCCGAAGAGGCAGAGCCCGAAGTCAATGCGGCGCAGGAATTCGCAGAGGAACAGAAGGGTGCAAGTAATTCGGAAAAAGTGAAGGGACTGCTCGACTACATCAAAAACATGAAGGAGGTCCCTGAAGTATGAACTTGAAGGATCAGCTCACAGAAAAAAAGCAGGCTCTTCTCGACATGGAGGAACAGCTGAAGGCTGAGGAAGTTGCAAACGAAACCCTCGAAAAGGCTACAGCACTCCAGTCAGAGATTGAAGAGCTTGAGCAGAAGATCGCAAAGGCTGAAAAGGCCAGCGAGATCTTGAAGACACTCGGCACAGCCGAAGAAACAAACAAAGACACTCAGGAGGTCAAAAAAATGACAGATTTAGAACAGTTCACAAAGTCAGCTACAGAGATGACAGACAGGAAGAACGGCGTAACGATGAAACTCAAGGCAGCTACTGACGTAGTAACTTCCGTACAGATCGCAGACGTTGACAGATCCGTCGCACCTCAGCCCAGAAGAAACGCAGTCGCAGACTATTTCACAGTCAGCACAATCAGCGGCAACGCTATCACCTATTTCCTCCAGGGCGCTTATGAGGGCAAACCTGCAGCTACAGCTGAAGGCGAAAAGAAGCCCCAGAACTCCACAAGCTTCGAGCCTAAGACACTCCCACTCACAAAGGTCGCTGCATATATCAAGGAAACTGACGAGATCCTTTACGATGAGCCCTTCCTCGCTTCTGAGGTTCAGAACTCACTCATCTATCAGATCGGCAAGGTCGAAGACTCTACTGTTGTCAATGCAGTAAAGACTACAACCGGAATCGGCGCAGAGACATATGGCGGCAGCACAACTGTCACATTCGCCGACGGTATTCTCAAGGCTATCCAGAAGATCAAGGCAGACTCTGCATATGATGCAAGTGTTGTAATGCTCAACCCTGCAGACCTTTTCACACTCCTCACAGCTAAGGATGAAAATGGTCAGTATTATGGTGGCGGATATTTCTCCGGCGCATACGGAAATGGCGGCTACAACGTTCCTGCAAATATCTGGGGCGTTCAGATCTTGACCTCTTCCAACATCACAGCAGGCACTGCACTCGTTGCAGCTCGTGAAGCTGTAAAGATTTGGAAGAAGGGCGGCATCGATGTCAGACTCTACGAGCAGAACGAAGACGATGCAATCTACAACAGAGTCACACTCGTAGGCGAGGAGCGTCTCGCTACTGCAGTTGTAGACCTCAAGGGTGTCGTACTTCTTGCAGAGGGTAACTAATTGAATGAAGGGAGTCCGCAAAGGGCTCCCTTTTTTCTCAATTCTAAAGAAGGGAGGCATGCACCCGATGGAAATCTATATCGTTAACGGCTCGAAGGTTTGGCTCGATGAGAACAACGTGCCAGCTGGCGCAGTTCCTTATAACAGCAAACCCGAGAAGAAAGAACCGGAGCAGAAGGCAGAGCCTGAGACAAAGGCAAAGAAAGCACCGGCAAACAAAGCAAGGAAGGCAGGAAGCAACAAATGAGCGAGTTCACAAACAGAAACCTCACACCGTGGGGCTATGTAGTAGACGCTGAAACACTTCCGGACTTCATAACGGTCGACGATTTTAACGCTTTTACAGGTAACAAGTTCCAGGGTGATCCTCGCATCGCTGCGAGCATCCCGGGAGCATGTGCATCGATACGCAATTATTGCAGCTGGCACATTTCTCCCAACTTGCACTGTGGTCTTTTCATAAACATGAAGGACTTGCGTGATGCTTTCGTTGGCAGTGATTTGCTCATTCAACTCCCTGCGACTCATGTAACAAGCATCGAGAAGATCATCCTCGACGCTGTTTATAACGTTGTAGAAGACACCTATAGCGGTGAGGAAGTTGACGCTGACGGTTATGACATCGGAATGGGTGAGGGCCTTCTCAGAATCTATGACGTGGGTCCCAGGTGCAGAAGGTCGAAGATCTTCATCCACTACACTGCAGGCTTCGATGACACAAATATCCCGGTCATCAAAGAGATAGCAGCGAACAACGTATCTCACGCAGTTGCAAACCCCTACGGTGTCAACTCAGAGAGCGCCGGCGGTGTATCTGTTTCATACAGTTCAGCATGGGCAGGAAGAGCAAGCGCGTCAGCTCTGGCAGATGATACTCGTGAGATCTTGAACTCATACAGAGCGAGAGGGGTGTATTGATATGCTTCCATCATTTTGCAGGCAGACAATCACGAGGATCAGACCGGGCACAAAAGAGTCGAGAGGCTCCACGATCCCAGACTGGAGTCCTCAAGCTGTTTCTACTAAGCAGATAACAGGCTGCTCCGTACAGCCTGCAACGACATCGCTGTCGCAAGACGGCCGTGTCCTGGGAATCACTGACATGCTCACGGCATACATTCCTGAAGGCTCTGACGTTCAGGCAGGCGACCGCATCGCTTTTGATGGGAACGTCTACACGATCAACGGCGAGCTGAGGAAGTGGACCGGGGCGGTCAATTTGTCACATATACAGCTCAATCTTGAGCTGTGGAAGGGTTAACACATGGCTGACGTTCGCATCGAGTTTATATCTGAAGGCTTCAAGCAGATCCTCACATCGGAGGGCTGCCATGACCTCGTCGAAAAGACGACACAAGAGATTTGTGAGAAGGCAAACGGAAACAACGCCCGGGGCGGTGATGGTTTCGTTGCATCGACACAGATCGGAGGCTATGGCGGCGGCCGTTGGATCGGTTTCGTCACGGCATCAGATAAGAACGCAAGCGCAGCGCAATCAGAAGAACAAGCACTAACGAGGGCATTATCATGAATTTGAACATTTTGAGACCTGTAGACATTGAGGAAGAGATCAGGCTCGCATTGAGTGATTATTTCAATGCGTTTTGTCCTCCTCTTCCTGCAGTCTATCCGCTCCCGTGTGTGCTTATTTCTGCGACGGGAGGCTCTACGAGCGACACGATCGACACTTTTACCGTGACGCTCAGCGTAAGAGCTGAGGAGAACGGTGAAGCCTATGAGACCATGAGCAACGTGCTCGGCGCTCTCGAGACGTTATCACAGAATCAGGTCGGCGCTCTTCGTCATGTAACTCTTAACAGTCTGGCACGCTGGGGGACTGATCCGGTGCGCCCTGACTTAAAACTCTGCACGGCGACAGTGCTCGTCACCGCTCACCGTGAACAAGCAACAATAAATAATTAACAGGAGGTCATACACCTATGGCAACAAACAAGGTCAATCTTGGAATCGGTTTAGCTACGGGCATGTTCTACACTGCTCCGGCAGGTACAGCGCTCCCTACATATCCCAGTGAGACTCTCGCGGCTGACTGGGAAGAAGCTGGCGCTATCAATGCGGACGGCATCACCTGGACACCCAACAAGGACAGCGAGCCGCTCAGAAACTGGGCGAAGATCGTCGAGAGACTCGTCGCAGGAGACGAGGGCGGTCTTGTAGCAGGCTCACTCATGTATACAGTAGCCAAGACACTCAAAACAATCTTCGGCGACAGCAACGTCACCGAAGTCGCAGCAACAGCTGACCACGGCAACCTCATCAGCGTAACAGTTGCGCCCGGTGTTTCCGCTTCACCGAAGGCCTTCCTCTTCTTGATGAAGGACGGCGATGACACGATCATGATCGGAACATCGAACGGCATCCTCAGAGACGTCGAAGATATCACCTTCGCACCTACAGAGGCAATCGTTTGGCCTGTAACTGTCGAAGCAGCAAGCTGGACACTCGTCAAAGACGACGGCGCACCTGCGTAATTTCCTGATAGGAGGATAAAACCATGCCACCCAAAAACGCGTTAACAAGAAAACCCCAGAAGTTTCTCACAGTCGAGATTGACGGAAAAGAGTACAACATCCCGACGATCAACTCCATGAAGGTCAAAGAGGTGCGTCACTTCATGAAAATGAAGAAGATGCCCGAGGAAGATCAATACGAGTATATGTGCGACTTTTTTGCTCAATACTTAGGTCAGGAACTCGTTGACGACATGCTCAACGAAGACATCCAGGAGCTCATGGAAATGTGGAAGGAAGCAGGAGAACAGACGAGAAAGTCAGACGATCCCCTTCCTGATCCGACACTGGGGGAATCTTGAGCCTCGCGGAGTTCGTGGATGAACACGCCGAGGCTTTGAACTATGACCTTATAACTCGCACGCGTTACACAGTAAACGACATCGGGGGACCTCTTTCGTGGGGGTCCCTCTATTCGTTTCTTAAAGGTCTGGGACCTGACAGCGCGACAGCGAGAGAGCTGGGCAAGTCGACAGGATGGGAGAACACCCTGAAAACAAACGCACTGCTTGCGGATATCTTCGACATGCTCCAGGTTATCAATGCCAACCTCGTGAACTTTGCGAGCGGTGGCAAGAAAAAAACGAAAATTAAACCCTATCCGAGACCGGGAAAGGATAACGATAAAGCGCGGAAGTTTGGAAAGGGAGCCCTCCCTCTGAACGAACTCCGTGACTGGTTTAGGAGGAAGCAGGGAAATGGCTGAACACATTGAAGTCGCTCGCGCTTTCGTGACGATAGTCCCGTCAATGGAAGGCTCACAGGCTACCATCACCAAGGAACTGACAGGCGTAACTAATGAAGCCAGTGAAAAGGCAGGAGAAGAAGGCGGCTCGAAGTTTGGCGAGAAGTTCGCCGGAGCTATCAAGGGCGCCACTGCTGCCATCGGTGCGGCTATGGCTGCCGCCACAGGCGCAGCTATTGCAACCGGTAAGGCTTTCATTGATACGGCTAACGATGTCAGTGCTGCAGGCGATGCGATCGGTGACAACGCTGCCAAGATGGGCATATCTACGCAAGCATATCAGGAATGGGACTTCGTACTTCAGAGAGCAGGCACTTCAATCGACTCGATGAAGACAGCGATGAAGACCCTGGCAAATGCAGCCGTTGAAGGTAATGATGCTTTTGAAGCTCTGGGAATATCTCAGGAACAGATCGCATCTATGTCCCAGGAAGAGCTTTTTGGGGCTACGATCACGGCTCTGCAGAATGTTGAAGACACTACAACTAGGACAGCGCTCGCGAGCAAGTTACTCGGCCGTGGAGCTGTTGAACTCGGTGGCGTTTTTGAGATGACTGCGGAAGAGACCGAAGCCGCAAAGCAAAAAATGTATGAGCTCGGCGCCTACATGGATGAAGACGCCATCGCCGCATCTGACAACTATCAGGACACAATGATAGACTTGCAGGACTCGATCGGAGGACTCAAGAAGAGAGTGGTCGGCGACTTCCTTCCCGGAATTACTTCCGTGATGACAGGACTGTCAAAAGTCT